GCGCGCTTGGCTGATGTAGGGGTTGCCGACTTCCATCACCATCTGGTGCGTGATGCCTGCCGCATCCAGTGCCGGTACGGCGGCCTCTATGGCCTCCAGAAGCGCCGAATGCGGGCGGGTAAGGGTGGGCACACACAAGACGACTTTCATTGCGTCACGGGCCTTTGTGCGGTGATCATGAGCTGATGGTTGATGGACGGGCCGGCATGGCGAACCTCAAACCCGGCGTGCTCAACAAAGTCGATCAGCGTTTTGCGAACGAACCCGTACTTGTGCGCCATGTACGGATTGCTCTGCACCAGTCTGGCCATGCCGTAGTACATGTCCAGCCCCGTGACCGGGCCTGCTGGCGACTCGTAGACGACGGTGTTGTCGGGCTTGATGCCCTCCAGATCGGGCACCACAGCGATGAGAAACCCACCCGGCATCAGCACGCGGTGCAGTTCGCTCAACGCTTGCACGATTTCGTGCGGCGGCATGTGTTCCAGCACATGCGAGCAGTATGCGATGTGGTATTGGCCGATGTCCCCCATGTCGGTCATGGGAGCAACAAAGTCAGGAGAGACGCCTGGGTCAATGTCCAGACGAGTCTCCTGACCCTGTATCCACTCGGGAAGCGGCGACCCACCGCATCCCGCATGAAGCACCTTGATCACGCGGCCTTGGCCAGGCCGAGTGCGTCCAGCGTGTTCATGATGTCGATCACGGCAGCCTTCAGCGTCGTGGTGACATCAGCAGACGACGCGGTGCCGACTGCCGAGGTGGCAACGGCAGCGGTGCGCTGCGTGATCGGCGTCGTGCCGTAGAAGCCGAGCTTGCCGGTGGCAGACGGCTGCGCTTGCACGGGCTGGCCGCTGCGGCCGACGTTGAGGGTTTCCTCGACGTTGCCATCGCCCATCTGCTGGCCGTCGCCAATCTTGGGCGCTTCAAAGTTTGCGTTGGACATGATGTTCCTTTCTGGCGCTTATGCGCCACCCTTCCACAGACCGATGGCCTGCAGCGTGTTCATGATCTCGATGACGGCGGCCTTGAGGGCAGTCGTCACGTCCGCGCTGCTGGCAGTGCCAACGGCGGACGTTGCTTGGGCTGCGTTGGAGCGTTGCGTGACAGGCGTGGTTCCGTAGAACCCGGCGGTGCCACCGGCTTTGCCGATGATTGCACCGTCGAGTTGCGGATCCTCGAATGCCACACCAATTGCTTTGGTGTTCGGCATTTTCATCACCCCCACATGCGAACGGCCATCTGCGGGCGGATGACGCTGTACCCGTACAGCACGTCAATCCGGCACGGCATCCGGTCGTTGTTGATGTCGTACTGGCGCACGATCCGCATCGAGATCCCGTTGTGAACCTTCCGGCTGGCCATGTCGACGCCCTGCGGCAGCATCAGGTCAGCGGTGGCAAACGTGATCGCGTCCTTGTGGTAGATCAGGTTTTGCGGATAGCCCGTCGAAGCCGCACCCAAGAAGGTGACGATATCGCTGGCGGTCGGCAGCTTGCTGACCGTGGCCAAGGCTTGCGTGGGCGCGTACACGGCCGGCAGGAAGTCCACGTCGACGAACTCGGTGGAAGCCGAGGTGACCGTGTTTTGCACCACGAACTGCTGCAGCGAGCCGGTGGACTCGCGGGTCTGCGGGTTGACCGCAAACACACCAGCAATGGTGAACACGTCGCCCGGGACCAGCGTGTTGCCGTCGGTCACGTTGTCCAGCGTCAGCTTGGTCGCACCGTTGGTCAGCGTGGTCTTGACAATCGGGGTGTCCGAGCGCAAGGCCGAGCCGGTGGTGTGCACCTTGATGGACTGCGACATGTTGATTTCCTCGTAGCCGAGGATGCCTTCGCCCATCATGCCGTTCTTGAACTGGCGCGAGATCGTGCTGGTTGGGTTGAACAAGCCCTTCATGCCTTCCACCAAGCCCGCGTTGGCCGCCGGATTGACGGTGGCGTAGCGCGGCGACATGACAGCAGCAGCCTCGTTCAGCTTCTGCTGCGCTTGCAGCAGCACCAGCGAGGTGGCCGGCGTCGTGCCGGGGGTGCCGACAGACTGGAAGATGTCCTTGTACGAGTTGGCGACATCGGCGTCGATGCTGGCCGCGAGTTGCGAAACTCGAGGCTTGAGCACGCGATCAGCGAAGTCGTCCAGCGACAGGGCCATTTCGGCAGAGGTGAAGTTGACGCCGATGTGCTTTTGCGAAGCAATCGTCAGCGTGGTGAACTGCTGCTGCACCTCTTGCACTTGCAGCGCAGCACCGTCGGTGACCAGCGCGCGATCCGGCAGGCGGATGCGCAGCGTGTCGCCGATCTTGGCGCCTTCGACGGCGAACGAATCGTCGTACTGACGATTCACGTTGCGGGTGATGACCAGATTGTTCTCCAGGATCTCCAACGCCTTGTTGGTGATCATGTCGATGGTCAGAAGCGACTGAGTCATTTTCAACCTTTCGGAATTTGTGTTACGATCATGATTCCATAGCCACCTAGGAGTCGCACCATGTCAAGCATACTTGTAGACGGCATCGAATACCGAGCCGTGAACCACCTGTACGCCGTCTCTCGATGCGGGAAAGCCCTGCGGAACGGACACCCGTACCTGCCCGTCGTTGGCGTTGACGGTTACCCCACCTTGGGCAGAGAAACGCGCCTTCACCGAGCCGTAGCTATGTGCTGGCTTGAGACTTTTGCTCCCAAGAAGCACATTCACCACATCAACGGAAACAAGTTGGACAACCGCGTTGAAAACCTTGAGTGCTTGACGGCTCAAGAGCATCACGGCAGTAGGCATTTTGAATTGCACTCCGTCTCTGGACGGTACGTTAGAACCGAGGCCACCAAAGAAAAACTTCGGCAGGCCAGGCTCGGAAGCGTCACGTCCGAGGAAACGAAGGCAAAACAACGTGCCGCACTGCTGGGACGCACACGACCCCACTTCCCGCGAGCGGGGCATAGCGAGGAATCCAAGGCCAAAAGAAGCCTTGAACACCCGCGCAACACTGCCTGCAAGGTGTTTGGTGTCGTGTACCGCTCCTTTGCAGAAGCGGCTAAAGCGACTGGCATTCATCGGTTTACGCTGCGGAAGCGATGCCTTTCAGACAACTTTCCTGACTACGAACTTCACGGTTAGCGATTGCGATTCTTGGCTTCCCACTGCCTCATCTGCCGCTGCCGCTCGGCCTCAATCCACTGGCTGGTGGTCATGTGCTTCACAGACCTCGGGTCAGTGGTGTCGTACGTCGTAGACGCAGACCTGGCGGTAACGGGCGTGATCGGCGTGGGGGCCGCAGAGGTTTTCTTTGCCGGCGGGCTCGACTGCACTTTGGCTTCGATCCTGCCGATTTCCTTGGCCTGCAAATAAGCCGGCAGTCGAGAAATCCGCTCCGCTTCCTTGGGATTGCTCCCCAGGTAGTACGCAACATCCGGCCCCACGTCAGAGGCTTGGATGGTCTGCGCCATCAGAGTCGTGATCGGCAGCTTCGGGTTCAGTGCGACTTGCTCGAAGTCGTCGTACTTTTCCCGGGCCGCTTCTTCGCGCTCCTGATAGTTCTCCAGCAGGGCTTCCTGTTGCTGCCGCTGCTCACGCTGCTGAACCAGTTCTTGCGCCTTACGTTCGGCGAGCGCTTGCGCGTACTCGTCGACGTTGGCGAACTGATCCGCAGTAGGTGCGGGGGCTGAAACGGGTCGTTGCTGGGCAGGTTGCGTGAGCTTCCTTTCCCACTTGCGCTGCTCTTTTGCGAGCCGCTTGGTGATCAGTGCGTCGACTTCCTCTTGCGAAAAAGTCTTTGACTGTTCAGCCGGCGCATCAGTAGCGACATCCGGGGTGGCCGTCACCTCGGGCGCTTGCACGGTTTCCGCTGGCGCGGTGTCCGCTACGGGCAGTTGATCTGCGTCCATTTGATTCCGTGGAATCCCCGGTCAACGGGCCGGTACAGCGGCAGTGTACCGCATTAAATACTGAGCGATGCAACTTTGTCTTGAAACGCCTTGATCCGGGCATCAAGTCGCTCGCGCTCTGCTTGCAAATCATCTTGCGCAAAACGCATCTTTTCTTCGCGTGAAGCAACGTCTGCTTCTTTGATAGCAACCGCTTTTTCTCTAGCTGCAAGCTCAGACCATTTGGCGGTTGAGTCGCGTTTGAACGATTCGGCCTGAAGATCATAAGCCTGCAAGTTGGCATTCAGTTCATCTTGCAACAGCTTGTTTTCTTCCAGTTTGCGCTGCGCTTCCGCAACCAAGCCGGCTGCGTCTTTTTTGGCTGCGTCCAGCTCCGCCTTGGCGTCGGCGCGCAATTTTGTTGCGTCTTGCACAGCGGTCAACGCGCCTTGACGAAGCGCAATCTCATCCCGCGCTTGCACCAACGTGGCCACATCTGCTGGCAGCTGCTTGGCAACGTAGTC